TTGTATACTTAGTTAGATTTAATATCTCTATTAAAAATTTCTTTCTAGCAGTATCCGCACTAGTTAAAAACTCTAGACTGCTAGCATTACTTTGATAAACAATTTGTGCAAAACTTTTGTGATCAATGCCTATAATATCTTCAATAATTTTATAGGTTTGTGTAGCTGTATGACCGCTAATATCATTGCCATTTTTTAATAGCTTAACAGTTTGCTGTGTGCCACGATTGCAACGTATGGTATAGTCATTTCCGTCACGTTCTAAATCTAACTCTATAGTATACGTTTTTTCTTTAATATAACGATTTAAAATGTCTGACTTTTTTATGCCCTTGCTGTTTTTGTTAAACAATACCTCTTCTAGTATAAGAGCAACGCTGCTTTTGCCATGACCATTTTTACCAACTAATTGTGTTAGCGGTGCTTTAACAAAGTTAATAACATTATTAGCACCATAGCTAAAGCAGTTACTCCAGCGTAGTTCTTTGATTGTTATCATTTTTCCAAAACTTCTTTTTATTTAAAAATCCTAGTTGTTCCACTAGTAGTATAATACTTTTAGCTTGTTCATAGTAGTCAAACCAACGCTCTTGGTCTCCACACTCACGCTCCGCAACTATTCTGGCTACATAAATCATATTAGGATGATACTCATTCATTTTCTATTTTGTCCAAATTATTTTGGACCTCAAGTATTGCACGCTCTATAGTTTCTTCAGGCAGCACAAGAATATATCTCAAATATTCTCTAACTTCTTCAACTAAACTCATTTCAGACTCTAGCATTAACTGCACATCGCTTGTGCGTTTAATTACTTTGCGGTCAATTAAATCGTTATCCTCTAGCTCCCCCAACTCCTGCAAATCACCCTCAACTTGGTAGATTGTATGATGATAGTCGGTTGGCGGTTTAGGGTCATTTACACCCACTGTTTTTCTTATTAGCTGTGGTAACTCTAATTTTATCCAACTATGTGTTAGACTTTCGGTATCTAATAAGATTACACCTGTGTCAACAGGATGGCGGTGAAAACTGGTAGTGACAGGGCTGCCAGGATAAAGAATATTGTGTTGACAATTTTCATAGCTATGTAGGTCCCCGGCTAAGACAATGTCCCAGCCACTAAAAATTTTTAGATCTACTTCAGGCGTTACGTGCGGAGGTATTGCACCACGAACGTGTGTGCATAATACTTCACCACCTTCTGGCCAAGGATTATGCTGCTCAAAGTCCTTTAATTTGTTATACGGAACAAACTCTATTCCATAATCGCTGTAGTAGTCGTCTATGACTATAACTTTACGATTCATACGGTTGGTAGCTTTAGCTAAATTAGTCATAAATGTGGTAGATTTTTTAACTGCTTCATGATTACCACTATATATAATAGTTGGTACGTTACAGTTATTAATCATATCAAAATATATTTCTAATTCTTCCATGCTAGGCAGCTTATCAAATACATCTCCGCCTATGATAAATACGTCCGCTTTTATCTGCTGTAACGCCAACTGTTGCCACAATAAATTGTACCTATTTCTAGCCCAATCTACTGGTACATTTTTTTGTCCTAATTTTATGTGTATATCAGCTGTAAATAGTACTTTCATTGCTCTTCCAAAATAAATGGCCCAGTAACCGAAATTACTGGGCCCAATATTAACCTAATTCTTTGATAGTTTCTTGCTCAGATGCAGTACCTTCATCATCTTCTTGATGTGTAGTAATCTTTTCTAGTAGAGCTTTAACTTCATCGGCGGTAGGTCTTGGAAACTTTTCATCAATGTTTTGTGCACTATCGGCTGCGGCTCTTTCGGTATCGCTAAGGGAACGAGGCTTGCAACGTAATACTTGTAGTGTGTATTCAACATTAAACGCAAGTGGGCCAGTTTTTTGACGTTTAAATACTACATCCCAACCTGTATCGTAATCTGTAGGATCGCCTAGATCTTCTGCCGCTGTAAGGATTTGCTCAAACAGCTTCTTTTTAAGATTTAGTGCTTTAACCTTACCGTCTTTAGGGTCAATACAGTTAATAGAGTAGCTCCAGCTGCATTTTAGATCAGGATAATAATCTGGCACATGATCCTTTTCTAGATTGTCGAATTTTTCTTTTTCACGACTAAATGCTAGGCACTCAATAGGAATATCCTTGTTATTTGTACCTTTAGTCCAGTAAATATAACGTGGCAAAACTCCGCCAACTAATCTAACGGTATTTTCACCGTCTTTGTATTCATAAGTTTCTACTTTATTTGTAGCTGCTTTACCTTTTGTTTGTTTAAAACTAAGTGCCATTTATTCCTCGTATTTGAAATATAGTTTGTTGTTGTCGATTGTTAGAAGCGGATTGTATTTTATTGCATTAATATTTAGGTCTGGATAGTAGCTTAAATCTAAAAATTTGTAACCTAAGTCTTTATAGTGCTGATAACTCCTACGAGCCGCTAGTTGTATATACTGCGATTTAAATAGTATATCTGTATTACGATCAAAGAAAAGCTGGCCTGGGCTAGTTAAATAACTACTTCCTCCGCCTAATTTAATGTCGAACCCTTTGTAATAATCTTCTAGTAATTGTACTAATTTAACTGCATCGCCTTTAGCGGCACGCTCTAATTTACTAAAGTCGAAACGAAAACTTTTTCTTTGATTCATAGTATATTATACCATAACAACTTGTGTTTAGCAAGTTAAAATTTCTATACCGTAATGATCTCCCAACCTTTCTTAATATAAAGGCCCAGCCTATCATTATTTTGTTTTTTATCGGCCCAACCGCTAAATTGAATATCTACTACGATTGGATTTAATTTACCTGGATGTGGTCGCATTATTCGACCTACTATTTGTTCTAGCAAACTGTCATTACTCATTGGTATTGCTAAAATTACGCAACTAAGTATGTTGACTGAGATACCCTCACTAAAGATTTGGCGGGAACCAGCAATGCACATTTTTTCTTTTGACAAGATTTGCTGTTTAGCATATTGTCTTTCTTCATAGCTGGTGTCGCCAGTAACCAACACACACGTTTCTCCAACATACTCTTTTACCTTTTCTAAAAACTCTACTCTATCGGCAACAATAAGGACACTATGACCTGCGTTAATGTGATAAGTAGCCAAAGCGCTAATATAATTTCTGTAATAATCATTCTGTGTTAAATCGTTAATTTTTTCTACCCATGGTACATTAGGTTTAAGTATTAAGTTACTTTTAACTAAATGTACTGTAGGATTAATTGTATTTGCTTGTTCCGGTTTAAATACTGTTGTACCAAAGTAATCTTGAAAGATAACGTGTTTACCGTCTTTTCTAGTCATAGTACCGCTTAATGCAAGCCTATATCTTGCGTGAAAGCTGTCTATTGTTTGACTAAACGTACTAGCTGGACAATGATGTGCTTCGTCTAATATTATCGTTCCAAATTCTTTGTTTATTTTATCTAAGTTTTTTACTATACTTTGTACATTTCCTACTACTATGAAATGATCTTCTATATCGAATTCTCCACTACCTATTAAGCCTGGAGATATACCAAATAGCGCCTCTACTTCTTCTCGCCATTGATCACGCAGCGCAGTAGTGTGAGTAACTACTAAGGTTTTTTGCCCCCATTTACGTGCAATGTGCAAAGCAGTAAATGTTTTACCCCAGCCTACTAGGGCATTAATAAAACATGTATCAGTAACTTGATCGTATATTTCTAGTTGATCTGGTCTTAACGCATATTTAGCAGTTGGAAAAGGTACCGGATTTAATACTCTCTTATCCACGATAGTATGTGTATCAGGCACTAGATCTGTCCTACCCTGTGGTACACTTAATATTCCGCCATTAAAAGTTTTATAGTTTTTTATTGTTTCTACACTTACAAACTTTTTTGATCCAGTGTTTTTATTAATTTTATATGTTAACTGGTTCATTATAAATTTACTACTAGCCGAGCCAGGATTATCCATGTAAATTCTATTAGTAATAATAGCTTTCACACCTTTCTCCAAGTATTTTTAATGGGTTCATCATAGTACCCATATAGCAAATTTTTACCTTTATAACTAAGGACACCTGCATATACCTCAAATTCTTTAGGTACTTGTAGACTTTTAAATCTTTCAGGGAGACCTACTAATTCTAATACACATCCTATGCCTTGCGCAGGTAATACTTGTTTAATCCTGTGCGTTGTCAGTTTGGCGCGCCTAATTTTTTTATGTTGAAATACTTTTCCTTGGCTATCAATAAACCAAGTTGTACTTTTTGCAAGCTTTATTACGTCTTGCAAAAAGTAAACTGCTGTACCAATAGGAAATAAATTTTCTTTGATCTGTAATCTACGCAGACCTAGGCTAGATTGTGCAATATTTCTGTCATCTACAATTCTATAGTTAGTGTTGTATATAACATTTTCAGGGTCTAAGTATTCTTTGTGATAAAATACTAGTCCTTGCATTTGCATAGGCTCACGTTCGCCTAGCCTAAATACGGGCCAAACTATGTCCTTCAGCTCTATATGTTTCTTCAAAGTGTCCAAAACTATAATCATCCCCAATATCTTGATCTACGCCAATAGGAAAGCCCGCAATATTGCAACCCCAATTGTATTGTGTGTTTTTACGTAATATTTCGCAATATTCCTCTACGTCCTCGGTCTTAACAATTGCCACGATTGAGTCATGGACAAGCATGAAGATTCTTGCGTCAAGTCCGCGCTCTCTAATTTCTCTAGCAGTTCCAATAGCTCCGAGTAAGTTAACGTCACTTGCCAACGATTGGATTTCTGAATTAATACCACTTCGTACTTCGTGGGCTGCGATTCCTTTGTCACTGCTGAATACATTAGGAAGCCGTCTTTTTCGGCCAAAAAACGAGTAAGTATATCCATTTTGTTCAATAAATGTTTTGCGCGTGTCTAACCACTGCTTTAGTTTCTTAAAAGTTGTAAAATACTGCTTAATATCATCACGAGCACGATCTACTGGATAATGCTGGCCTGTTGCTTTAGTAACTGTTACACTGACTTTATCTGCCCCACTACCATACAAGATACCGAAGCTAATAGCTTTAGCACTTTGACGCATATCTGGGTAAATTTTCTTTACCTGCTCAACATCGCATGGCAAGTCAAACACCATTTTAGCAATACTGCTGTGAAAATCGCCGCCATCGGTAAACACTTTTTGCAGATTCTTATCTCCAGACAGTACAGCAGCATAATACATTTCAGCAGTTCTTAAGTCTTGCGAAACGATTTTATAGCCAGGCGGAGCTTTGATACAACCTTTGATAATAGGGTCGTCTCGTGGGATTTGTTGTGCATTAAACTTCCCACTGC